TCATCTCGCGAACCGATATGTGACAGCCGTCGATTGATCTCAGGCTGTCGTGCGAGATCTATAGATATAGATCTCAAACGCTCAGTAAGGATCGCGCCTAAGCCCAGCTGGAATATCATATTCAAGCTAGGTTCAACGCAAATCATACGGCTCTCATCTGACGTTTTTGGTACGAAGCTTAACCGGTTGCCAGCCACTACGTCATATGCACCAAAGGTTTCTCGGCGGAGGCATTCCGCCTCAAGAAACCGAGGGTACATGGAGACGTAGCGTCTATACTCTCCGTATAGATGCCATGATGTTGTCGACAGTAATGAGCTAAATAGCTTAGCATAAAAGCTTTGCCCTCTAGCTCCGACCGCCGAACCAGGGCCAGTTCTAAACTTATCAAGTATTTCATGATAAGAAGAGAACAGCATCTGGCCATTAGGATGAAAGAAGTTATCGATCTCTTTTTGGAATTCACCAAGAAGAAGTCTATCAACTTCTGTATCAACCTGCAACTCCCAGAACTTACAACGTTTGTTCGAAGTAAGAAATCTATTATAAGACTTGGTATCAGCAACATCAGAAGACGTAATATACTTCTTAAGAAGCGTATGACGTAACTGAGTTGAAGCTACTTGCTTATAAGTAGAGCCTGGGGGCGCTTCTCCAAGAGGATATACCTCAGCAGAAAAACGCCAAACATCACGGAAGATGGCTTCAGAAAGAAGATCAGGACTAAGGCCCATGAGGTTCTCCCGATGTAACGAGGATAGTGAAACGATTAGTTAAATCGTAACACCAGTGATCATCGACAAGACAGCAACAGCCAAGGAACGCAGACCATCACTAAGATGACTGTGTTCCAAAGCCAATACTGCAGTGTAGAAGATCGCATGGCCATGCTCCTTGATATATTGTGAAATCTGACTCATGTCAGATCACACCAGTAACCAAGGTGTCTCCAATCGAGTCAGAAATCTGATTAAGACTTCCGACAAGAAGGGAAAGGGCCGCTCGAACATTGGCAGCATCCGCAATGTCGGCACCCGCTGGGATGTCCAAAGTCAGTGTTGCATTGAGCACCACTGAAGATTGGCCAGCCAGAGGGGTAACGCCTTTACGGACGATGACTTTGTAAGAGTTCCTCGGAACAGAGCGAAGAACCCCAGTCACCGGATCTACCACTGGCAGGCTTCTCAAAACCTGCGGACGTGATAGAGTAATGGTGAATGGACGAGACGGTGAACTACTAGAGTCAACACCAGTCTGTGTACCGCCTTTGGCGGAAACAGCATACTGTTTGCCGGCACTAGTAGGAGCCGTATCGGCCACAATGGTGTACGTCGGAGACGTAAAACCAGTCTGGGCCCCTCCTGCCACAGGAGAGCTGAGTGAAAGAGACATTGGTAACTCCACTAAGTGGAAGGAGTTCTTTAAGAATTACTTAAAGAACGGAACTAAGCTATTAGAATGAGCTAACAGAAGTACTGCAAGGTTCTCCCAAGGTTTATGACTAGTAGGCAGTGAAAACTGGAAACTAGGAATAAAATCTATGGAAGGATCTAAAGCAGTACGCTGAAAACTCGTTTTAACATACTTAGAGCTGCCGCCTGAACTCCATTTAAAGGTTGTAGAAGCCTGACCTGGTGAATAAAAGGGCTTTCCGTGCATCAAGGGACCATATTCAATGATCCCACGAGTACGGATAGTCTTAACTCCCCAGGAAGGTCTGCAATCGATAAGGGAGAACGCTCTGATAATATCACCAACATTGGTGAAATAATCAGCGATGAACGAGTAAGGAAGAAGATCCCAAGCAGTAGGAAGAAAGTGAGGCAAATCTAATTGCAACACCTGCGACCTACTGATGAGGCCATCCTTCTTTACAGACGTCTCGATAGCACCTTTATATCTCATAGTAAAAGAAGAGTAACTCTTTTTAGTCTGTGAGATAACGAGAGGACCAATGGTAAAGAGACCTCCGATTTCCTCGGAGTTCCCACCAAAAGTCTCAGAAGCTGAAGCAGAGACCATTTGTCGATTAGAGAACCTAGAACGGTTCTGTAAACCAACAAATGCATCTGCGACATCAGCAGCGAGGGGCTTCCAGCCAAAAGTCCACTCAAGGTAGGTATCAGTTAGGGCCTTCTTAAGGGAAACCACATCTCGGTAGCGTTTCTTCACTTTCATTAGTGAAGGAAAGTACCCCAAAACATGCTTCTTTAGAGAAGAAAGCGGCCTAATCATCGATTCGAGGGATTCCTTGTATTCACCAAAATCTTGACCGGACTCAACTGAGGACCGGACGGATTCTGATTTCTCAAGGAAGCGACGAATCACGCGGTTAGTTACTGAAGCAACAACATCAAGAGGAGGGGTGAAAAAGGAGGGAATGTCAAGATTGACATAACCGTAAATTTCACCGTTATTAGACTGAGTCCAGAAATCGTAATCAGGAAGATGACGATAACCGACGCCGATGGACTGAAAGGCCTGATCGATATGATACTTGACACCCGAAGCGGGTGTGGTAGCATTACCGCCAGATCTGATGATAGACTTCCAATTAGGAAGTTTCTCACCCACAAATGAGTCAACTAAATGAATAGAAGACGAATTTGTATCAGTTACATCATACGGAACAAGTGAGTGCCCTCCATCAAAGGAGAGCCCCCACAGGCGAACGTAATATAACTGACTAATCCCAGTGGAATTAGTTTTGTTATAGGCCTCAGACATAATAAACCCTCGATATGGTTGGTTATGCAGCAGAACTTAAGTTGCAA